GTCTCTCACCAAGAGACTCGCAGCACCAATGGTAAAACCACTCCCAGTGCCGTCCGTCCATTGGCTCGACGCTAGTACACGCTACACCAGAAGACACTGGGTCCAACCCTGTGTCCTGCAGACTGGTTCACGCTAAAAGTACATATACTGAAATAGTAAATACGAGGTAGAACCTCACATACACACGAGGCAAGGCCTCACGAACGTACTATTTAGTAATATACTATAGGTACTGCAAACAGGGTTTCCAGGAGACTAGTGGTGCTGCTGCACTCCCAACAGAGAGTGCATGTTGCGACTAACGTCGCCAGCTGTGTGTCTCTCTGTATTCTCCTGAGTCTCGCCGACATTTCCGTCCAGACCGAACAGACGTGTGTTTGAACCACGAACTGCTGCGGCTTTCATCTGCATGTGGGCTTCCTTAGCTCTAGCTGGTGTGCGCGAAGTCATTTCATAGAAATCGAAAGCATACCGCGCTAAGCTATAGTCGGTGAGATTTCGCTGAAGACCGTATCTTGGCATGTATCGCTCTGTAGAGTTTCGGTACTCTATATACGCTTCAGCTGCATCACTAAAATGATGCATTATCTGTCGGAAAGTTGGAGATGCGTTCTCAATGACTGGCTTTAATGGAAAAACCCTTTGTTCGTCTCCGTCCATCATCGTCCAATTTCCGTTTATGTTTGGTGAGCAACCATTTTCGATGCACCATACCATGAGACCACTCATGACAACTGTCATTTGTGTGTCATCAATTTCGTACTCCTTCTTTATGGCATCGTACCATCTATCAAACTCTTCCTTAGTTGCTCTAGTGTTTGATATATCTTGCTGTTGTGGTTTATATGTTAACAGGAAATCTAAGTGTAAAACGTCTTTTCCTTTCGCCTTTGGCAGGCGCATTTTCTTCGACATTGCCTTAAGCTTTGGCACTGATATCTTCCCTGTTGAGCCAGCGTCAACGTCTTTGTCTCTTTGACCCCCTGCTCCGCTTGAGCCTGCTTGGCCTCCAGTGCCGTTTGAACCTGATTGGCCACCTCCATTGTTTCCTGATGATCCACCTGATGCTGGAGGTGTGTTGCCTTGTGCTGGAGTTCCAGTAGATGGTGTTCTTGTTCCTGTTCCACTACCTGTTGCTGGTGGCGTTGTTCCAGATCCACTTCCCCCTCCTTGGGCTCCTGCATCCACAGTTCCGGATTGATGGAAAACATCTTCGTTGTAATCTTCTATATAACCAGGGAGATCTTTGGCAAACTGTTTGAAATATTTCTCAATCTCTTCTTCCTTGATCCCTGTGCCCAAATACAGATTTCTGAGTGCAGTTTCAGCGATATATGGTGCTAGGCCCTCTTTAGCTAAATTTGCAAATGGTTGCATTTCGAGAAGCCACGCATAAAATTTCCGTATCTCTTGGACAAGGTCTGGGTATCCCCATGCCTCTACCATGGCTGCACAAATGGCTTCGAGACGGTGCTCAGGTAAGTTTGACCGATCCCACTCGAGTATGGCAACTATTCTTTCTTTCTCAAGTTTTGGTATATAGACGCCTTCGCATTTGATACCTCGTGTGGACATGAACCATAACTCTGACTTGTCTCTTGTTCGTGATGTAAACTCAAAGTTGAGACCTAGGTTTCCAAAGTGATTTTGAAATCCGTCCAGTATGTGTTCGAAATCTGGATGCACTGCAAGTAGCAAATCATCACCATTGGCGAACATTCGGCAGCAATTGTCTATTTCTTCCTCTTTAACACCACTTGATAACATTGCATAATTAAATGCTAATATCACCATGAGTGTGTTGTCTACAACTGTTGACGGTTGCCCACTATTATTACCTTTAAATTTCTTGATTACAGATCCATCTGGTGTTGCAATTGGTGTGTACACGATTTCAGTGTACAAGTTTCGCAACATTTGTTCTCCTAAGTTCCATTCTTCCATGAATTGTAATCGAATGTGTAATACGGCGTTGATGAGATATGGTGTCAAAGAGCTGTCGAACTGTGATCCATCGGCGTCGCAGTATATCCAACCATCTGGCAATTTTTCCAACAAACGGTTCCACCCACCATAAAACTTTGTTATTCCAACTGTCCAAGGACCTTCTAAGTGGTGCGAGTAGAATTGGTTGTTGAAATCATCAACACAGACCTTGCCACCAAGTAAAGTTTCTAATGGTGCTGCTGTAAAAGTCCGAGTCTTATTTAACATTGTTTTCTCTATAGGCCTTATTTCAGCTTTGAGTGAACCATTCCACACGCCAAGGTGTCCGTTGTATAAACGCTCACAGGATCTCATGATAATTTCCGATTTGTCCTCATTTGAAAAATCCTTGAAATAATCTTTCTTCTTTCCTGTGTATAAGGCGCCAACTGCAGCGTTGAGGTTAAGTGACTGGAATATTTCATCCTCGTCCGTTACATACGTGCATTGCTGCATTTCCACGTCTCTAAGAATTTTAATTACACGTTGTATAGCCTTTTCAAAGACATCGTAATTGATTTCTCCAATGTAGATTGGTTTTGCATATTTTGAAATGTCTTTGATAAAAGCTGCTCTGTTTAATCTGCTCTTGTCGTATTTTCCGAGTAATGGTGCAAAGTATGCTTTAGCTTCATCATGTGTTGACAGGTATAGCTGAAAGTGTGGACATGGGCCTTTGACAACGTGCTTGGTGACAAGTTGGCCTGGACATTTTGCGACAACCTGTAAATTATCCTGAATACACTCCGTGAGCCATGTCTTTGTAACCTCACATTGTTCTTCAACGCTCATATCAAGGTCTTCTACTAATTTTGAAGTTTTGAAAAGACCCTTTGGAGCTGAGTCAACTAGGTTGAGACCACACCATGAAATGAGATTTGGGTTGTAATGCCATCCTTTTTCCCACTTGTTGGTTTGCACAAGATTATTGATGTAGTCATTGAAGTCTTCAGGCATGGCGACAAAGAAGTTAGTATTTCCACTAGTTGATGCAAGACTGTGTATTCCAACTATGTGCTTACTCTTGACATCTACTAATGGGAGACCGCATTGTCCGTCTATTGTGGATATCCAGTGTTTCCAGAAATCTCCGTTTCCTTTTGGTGCTGTGACGCTACTCTCCGATACGATACATGTGCTATAGTTCTGCTGAAAATTCACTCCGACTAAGCACACCCTTGATTCTCTAGATGGTTTTGAAAACTTAAGACGCATTGGGAATGGTGGAAAATCTTTTGGAAGTTGAATTATAACCATGTCTCTATGCGCAATGGGATGCAACTTTATTTCGACTGAATTTCTGATTTTGTATAGGCCTCGTGATGATTTGATCGTTATTTCGCCATTATTATACTTAAATAAATGTGCTGGCGCAATGAGATATGATCCATATCCAATTGAATATACATTCCTTTTGATTCCATCTGAGTCATTTTGAACTAGGCACAATTGCTGTGATATTGGAGTGTAGTCACCTAGCCCTGCCATCATCGATTTCGATTCATGTGCCACCCCCGCTTCGTTCGCAGCTGGAACTTGATTCACGGGTATTTGTAGAGCTGTTCCTGTTTGCCGAAGTGTACCCTCATACTCTGGGAAGCCTGCTATATTGTTATTGGTCACGGCACGCAAGGGTGAATGCGGCGTCAAATCAACTCTCAGTGCATTTGCCGATCCATTTTGTATGAAGAAAGCTTGTAATCCAGGATTAGCGTAAATGTGCTGTCTTTCAATTGTGTCATTTGCTACTGCTTCATCTCTGATGACGCTGAAGTGCTCTTGCACTAACTGTATATCTGCATGGATTTGCTCGTCTAGTGTCGCACCTGTTAAAGGATCCACGAAGCGGATTAAGTTGTATTCTTGTGGATCAAACCCGTACATCATGTGAAATTTGTGCTGTTTGACTCCAAGGCCAACTTTTGTCCCCTTTCCTTTTCCTTTCTTAGTGTATGCAGTTCCGAAATTCTCACCAAGAACTTCCTCTGATCCTACTACATCGTAGGCATATTTATTATCACGAGCCTCTTTGAATCGTAGCTTTTGCCGACTGCGCTTGTTCTTTCCTTGGTGTGACACTTCTGTCTTGCTCCATTTTGTGAAAAGATACCACATCATGAGAATTCCTCCTGTGAAGACCCCTGCTGATATCATCAAATCGCGTTGAATAAGCGAAGCGTTCCAGCGCCCTTGCAGTCCAATACAAGCAGCCGTAGCGTCCATTCCTTGGTGAATAACTGTGTTTAGAGCACCAATGTCCATCAATTCTGAAGGATCTTGAAATTGCATACCTGTGCCTTGGAATTCAAGTAGCTGGTCGCGCACTCTTACAAGTTTATCAATGTTTTCCTTCGTGTGATCTTTCATGTATCGAGAAGCGATCATGGATACCAGCCCATTAAGTGAAAAGGCGTGCGATGACGAAGGGTTCGCTATCATGTTTCTGTAATGATCCCTCTTTGCATACTCTTCAGTGATTAATGCGTTGATTATAGCTATTGTTCTTGGTAACGAACAAGGATCAGTGCGCAGTGTATATGCTACCTTACCTGCACAAGCGCTCGATAGTCTTCCATAGCAACTTGTAGGGCTGTATTGAAGGATAATTTCATACAACTTCCCGTACAACTTGTCAGGAACTCCTCGTATGTAATATGGTATTTTAACATGATCTTCAAGGTCTAATGAGCAGCCTATTCTGTTGTAATCACGAGCCGTTAACCAATTGTGAAGATTTACCTTTGGTATTGCGTTTGGTCTTAGCATAATTACAGAATCTCGTAATTTATACTTAGTTAATGCTTCATGGATTTGTGGGTGCATAGAACCATCAAACTTTACTAGATCGGCCATTACAAATGGTGAAAACTCAAACTGCATCATAGTTCTGGCTTGTTTAACGGTGCATTTTGCCAAATGTGTTGTTGATACATTGTGCGTTATGACCTTCAGTCCATATGCGAAACACATGAAAGCCGCTTCAGTGGCGATCATCGCTGGAATTTCTTGCAAACCTTTCATTGTTTTCCCGATGCGGATAACTGTTCCGGGCTTGTTCCTTCCAACTCTTCCAAGTCTCTGAATACGCTCGCCATAAGATATGCTCACACGTTTATACATTATTGCCCTGTTATCAACATCCAGTTCGGCTGTTACTTTAAGTCCAAAGTCGACAACGACATCAACGTCTAGCGTCACACCATTCTCAATGATATTTGTAGCTACAACGAAGCATTTCTTACTGGATGTTCCATTAGTTACAATTCCTGTGGTGTTCTGCTTCATTGTTCTTCCATCAACTTTGATTACTGAATACTTGAGCTCAGTTAGAGCATGGGATAAAGAATCTACGTCATTGTAACTTGCAACGTACACTAATATGTTATTACCGTACTTGGTTGCATCAGCGGTTGACCCTGTTCCAAGCTCCATGACGAATTGCTGTTGTGTCAAGCTCTCACATACATGTATATCCACTGGATGTTGGGTTGAAAACTCACATTCTCGTCCTGGTGGTGTTGCTGAAACTTTTATTATCTTTCCTCGGTATTCGTACTCCTTAAGCAAACAATAGAATGCCATTGCAGGTGCTTCCATGATATGACATTCATCAAAAATGATGAAGTCATATTCAGAGATCTTGTCAGGGTTGTTAGCATACATATGCAATGCGAATCCAGACGTCATTATCGTGATGGGAGTGCAGCCAAATGTGCTCAAACCTCGCATTTGTAAAGTGGGGCTCACGTTAAATGGAGGTCCTTGCAATTGCCTGCAAACGTTTTCAGCTAATGGTCGAGTGGGTTCTATTAATAGCACTTTTCCACGCATACTGAGGTGGTATGGTAAGCCTGTGCATTTTCCTGATCCAACAGCTCCTCTGAGTAAGAATTCTTTTTCAATGTTTGAGTGAGCGAGTTCAATGCTGACCATTGCTGCATTTTCTCTTGTGAATTCTACAAATTTTCCCCCAAGTCGGTAGTGTGGCACTGTTCTGTTGTTGTTAATCTGATTAGCCCACCAATCCTCAAATGTAACGTCATTACTAAATGTATCCGCTGGCAAGTCTTGATTTGTATCAAAATCTATAGTCAGGTTCTTATCAGTACTTAGTGTCAATGGTTCATCAACATCAACACTTTGTTGTGTTACAGGAGGCGTTAAGATGCTTGTAAAATTGACTGTTGGGAATGGCACATTCTGTTCGATTGTGTTAATCACTGTCCGCATTTTGTTAAGAACCTTGTAAACTGCATCGCTCTTTTGTGGGTCGAGTATCATAGTGAGTAAAGTTCCCACTGCCATCGCCTGTTCAAGGTTTGTTTCCAAGTTGGATTTACCCTCGTGAATAACGCCTGTATGTGTCAAATCCAAAGTTGCTTCAATGAGGCGTGGGTGTGTTTGGCGTATGTATTCAATAAACTGATCGCATGTCAGATTATCATTGCGCTCCTTCATCAAATTGGCATGTATTTTCCGCACCTCATTAATTTCGGCCTCATACTCGTCCTCTCTTTGTTGCTTCTTTAACTTTTTGTAGTCATTCATGGTTGTAACTATTGTATTGGCTATAGTAGTTAATAAACTTAGAATTATAAAGATGTGGACTAGTCTAAATATATCGGGTATGAACCAATATACAGTCCTCACTGCGCTAACTCTCGCTTTTTCCATTTTGTCATAGAAACCGTTGCGGAGTTTGGTTAAAGTAGAGCTGACTCGATCTCGACTTCTCTGCACTAAATCTGATATTAGATGCGTAGCTGATATATTGTAAACAGCGCCTAAATCTACGCTTTTTCTCACGGTTAAAGATGGCTTGTAGTATTTCTTGACTCTGAACACACGCCATATTGCTGAAAATTTTCCACAGTATGATAATTCTGCCCATGACTGGTTTAATTGATCTACATAATTTTTTTCCATTAGGGTATATAGACGCTCATCATATAGTGCATAACCTTCCGCTATGAGTTCCTTATTCATTTCCGATCGTGTTGTCATGGCTTCTAGGTGAGACCATAGAAGTCGTTTCGCTGGATCGACATGATTAAGTCCGGTAACCGCAAGTCTTAGCTGGTTTGAAGCTTTTTCGAGTATTTGCATTTGCAGAACTAATAGTTCTGCTTGGGAGGTTTTCTTTGCCAAAGCCTCCAACTGTGCAAAAATTGCCGCGACTCCTTGGTTCTTGACAATCCAGTATGTCATCGCCTGCTCGATGTAGCAATTGTTATACAGTGAGATAAGCACGGTAGGGGGTGCAATCGCCATCATTAGTAGGAAAGGTTCTTCCTCTATTATCTGTTTAATTTTATTTGGCTTGAACATGTTCTTTGTGAGAGTCTTGAGAAGTGTGTTAAAAGTTTGTTGTGTCAAGGTACCTCCCACTATGTATTCACGCATCTCGCTTTCTAATGATTCGTACTGGAATTTTATCAGTTGTCCCACGGTACTTGCCTTTAGAATGTGGAATCCAACACTGAGTGATCCATATGAATCAATGACATGCATTGACTTGCTCTCATGATCAACCAATATTGGTGGTAATTCGGCATTCTTGATTTCTGGGAACATTACTGATAAAGCGTAACATGCTGTTGCTACATCTTTCAGTTTAGGCCACTTGCCGAGCCGTTTCACCAACTCGTCTCTAAGGAACTTCGTGTAGTCTTTCGCGGATTCCTCATTGACGTTTATCATTGCTGCTAAGAATATGTTAATATAACAATATCCATCTTTTGCGATGTACATACTCGGTGGTGTCGTGTTTGGCGAATCTACTATTTTTGGGTCCACTGAATTTCCAATCGTGATATGTCCTTTTGTTGGAGGTATTATCTCAGAATATGCTGGTTTTCCGAATTCCGTTGTAACGCAGCAACATGGATATACGTAGCCTCCATCAATTTTGCTCACACAAGCTTTGCTCAATGGTTGTTTATTTATCGATAAGCCAACAAACGAATCTCTAATTTTCTGGATATCTAGTGGAATTACTAACTTGCCAATTGATAATTTCCGCTGTCCATTGGGATTGAAGCGTGTGACGTGTTTTTCATACGCATCAGTTGGGTCTATAGCTTCAAAATAATTGGCAAAGAATCGCTTTGCATGATATTCTCTGTTTCCCCATACGAAATTAGCATTCTTATCTAATTGATTGTCGCACATCAATGCTGCGTTGATCGTGCTCTTTGGTGAAATTTTGTTTCGGAATGAGTCTAGTGTGTCTGTTTTGAGTGATTCCTTCCGATTTTTATACCATCGTGCAACTTCCAATAGTGCTACACTGGCCTTTACTGCATCATCAGGAGTTAAGGTATTAACTTTTATGAGCGCCTCACTGATATCAATTATCTGCTTCGATTGGTTATCAGTATAATGTCCTACTGTTTCTGCTACTTGCCATAGCAAGGGCAAGTGCGAAAATTTTGGATTGCACCGGTCCTTCACAAAGTGAATCATGCGTAAAAGTTTTTGGTCTTTAGCAAGATATTCACGTTGCCTTTCTTCAATGCGTTGCAGATTATTGTATAACTTGGCCCCAAATTCATCATCTGATAATTCGAGGTCATCAATATTGCACGTTTTGCATGTTATTTTGAAAGTTGAATGGAATAAGATTTCTAAGAGTGCCATTCTCTTGCCACACTCTTCTAAATTAATAGTTGGTGTGTGCTCTGTGTGAGTGGTAGATATGTTTCTATTCCCGACATATGCATCTGTGTAACCCTTCCAGAAACTGTTTGCTTGTGGATCAGCATAGTGTTCAATTTCCATAACGTGCTTATTTTCGTGTAAACTATTGACAATCTCACCATGCATCCTTCCACGCACGATGAACAATTCATCGTTTTGCATGAATGTAAGACCACTACTGCCTCTATTGAGACTTTGCAGTTCTTCCGCATTCACCGTGCTGTAGCATTTTGCAATGGCTTCAATGGTGGGCAACCACTTGACATTAATGTCAATGTCCTTGCGTTTAAACAGGCCATTCTCATGCCTGGTTTTGCAGTGCAAGAAGTCTTTGCCATTGTGTTGCCTTATGGACAATTGAGTCTTACGTTTAACACGCTTGCCAATTAACTCAATTTTAATCCCACTGCCCTTCGAAATCTCAAGGACATCCCTGATTAACTTCGTAACAGAGGTTGTCTTAGGTTTGGTGCTAAGCACTTTCTTCTCAGGTGTAGAGCGTTGATAAACAAAGTGCTCTGTGGGGTTGTGGTCGCACTTTTCAACCCATGTCTGGTGACATTTTGGTTTCTGTGCTGGTTTAATAAACTCAGCACTAGTGACACAAGCCTTCCTTAATAGCTTGCTGTTGTGAGCAAGCCTTTGCTCCTCAGTGTAATGTTGATGTTTTGCTGCAAACATCTCCATCACTCTTTTCACATCACGTGCGTTGTTGACATCTGGTTGCCACTTGTATGTCACGTGAGTCCAAGAGCCCGCCATCTCGCTTGAATGAAGTTGGTTGAGAGAGAAGAATCAGAGAGTGATCTCGAGGAACCTTTCCTACCGAGCCGTTCACTACAATCTGAGTAAAGGAAACTTGGATTTGCTTGGTTGTGTTTTGTTGTGTTGTGTTGAGTTTTGTTGTTTTT